AACTGGCCGCCCAACACCTGCTGCACGCCAGCACCCGAACGAGCCGCCCTAGCCGCAGCCTGACCGGCTGTTCGCCTGGCATCCTTAGTGATCCAGAGGTCCGAAGGTGAACCTGGACCCAACTGCCTCGGTGGCCTAAATGACGAAGCCGACCGACCGCCTATCATCGGAGAAGTCAACTGGCCCGCCAACTGGCCAACCGGTGGACGGGCGCCGACAGATACGTTGCCGAACGTCGAGGTTGTCGGAGGTACACCGCCGCCGCTAGGGCTGGCCATGCCTCGGAACACGTTAGCCAACTGCGGGTTACCGGCAGCCTCGAACTGTTGCGCCAACTGACCTAACAGTTGAGCAGGAGTAGCCATATCAGAATCCTAACCTATCTCGGTGGACCATAAGCAGGCCCCGGTGTAGCCACGTTCGGAAACTCGGTGTAACCCCCGCCAGACCACGTTGACAGCGCCGCGTTTACCAAATGGTCTGTGTTCATCACGTCGGCAGGCACGTTGTTCATCAAACCCTCCAACACTGGCAAGTACCACTTATCACGTAGAGTCGCTGCCGTACGATCCACGCCCGTAGCGAAATCAGGGTAGTTCTTCACACCAACCTCGTTGAACTGGTCGTACTGGTCACGGTCCGGATCACCCGGTTTGCCGCCCTGCTTCGTGGTAGCCAACGGGTTGAACCTTGCTGTCGTACCCTCAGCGGTTATCCATGAACCAAGTGTTTCCAGATTGTTCGCCAACACAGGTGCACCCAGTTCGTTCAACAACGCTGGTGCGAAGGCGTCGGACTGACCCAACTGACCGGACAAATCTTCCGAAGTGGTTCGCCGTCCTCCGGGGTCCATCGTGTACCCGGTCGCCTGCGGGGCTGCATTGAACAAACCTCCGAACTCGCTCCCGAAATCGAAATCTCCGAACGCTTCCGGGTCGAACGCTCCCGGGTCGACTGGATCTTCCTCTTCCGGCGGGTCCCAACCCGGTCCGCCCTCAAAATCTCCAAGCGGATCGTCATCTCCAAGCGGATCTTCCTCTTCCGGCGGGTCCCAACCCGGTCCGCCCTCAAAATCTCCAAGCGGATCGTCATCTCCAAGCGGATCGTCGACTGGAGGTTCCTCAAAGACCCCGCCCCCGTCGTCGCTCCCGTCGTCGCCGCCCCCGAAGTCGCCCCCGAAGTCGCCCCCGTCGTCGCCGCCCCCGAAGTCGCCACCGAAGCCGCCCCCGCCGAAGTCGCCGCCGAAGTCAAAGTCGGGGTTGAAGCCGCCCATGTCGAAGTCAAAGTCGGGGTTGAACTCGTACTCAAAGGTGGGGTTGAAATCCATGTCAAAGTCGGGGTTGATCTCGTACTGCGGAATAAGGACTTGGCTCGCAGATTCCGTAGCCCCCGGATACAAAACTTCGTCAAACAGAGTCGGAAACGCTGACGTGATCTGCTCAGCGTCAGCCTGCGTCATGCCAGCCAACACAGGCGCCCACTGTTCAATCGCCTGTTTCGCAGCCACCGCCGCCGCTATGCCGCCCCTAGCCTCCTGCTGTTCCATTTGATCAGCGCGGTAATCTTCCTTCGCGGCGGTTATCTTACGCCACTCCTCGTGTTGCGCTGCTTGCTTCGCCTTTTCCTCCGAGTAGCCGACACGCTGCAAGTCGATCGTGTCGAGTTCACGCTCAACAGCGAGTTGGTTCAACAAATCGTTTGCTGCCAAAGTCCGTTGTTCCAAACCGACACCCTCGGTTTGCAACTCAAGGGCAGACAACGCCAACTGAACGTCCGCCTCGTCGTAATCCAACTCGGCGAGTTGATTAGCGATCTCGTCGCTGTCCAAACCGAGTTGCGAAAGCCGACGAGTCTGGTCGGAAACCTCCAACTGGATACCCAACCGGTCGGTGTCCAACCGGGTGATCGCATCAGTAACATCGGCAGCCGACCGGCCCAACCGGTCCGCCATGAACTCGAGTTCAGTAAAGTCCATGTCCAACGCACGCAGGTTCGCATCCAAGTCGATGTCGGCCCTGTCTCTCGCCGCTTCGATCTCCGTTGACTGGTAACCGGTTTGCGCCAACAGTTCCCGAGACGCCAAATCAAGACCGGTGTTACGCAACGCCAACTCGTCCAACGCCAGTTCGCGAGAACGATCCAAGTCTGTTACGTCTTCCCGTATCCCAGTAGTAAACGACGCTCCGCGTGCATAAGCGTCACGTAAAGCAGCCTTCATGGCACGGTCAGCCTGAAGGCTGGTGGATTCCTTCTCCAAATCGAGTCGCTGACGCTCCACCGATATGCGCCCCTCGCCGACAGCGGACTCCTCACCCAGCAACGCTTCGCGAGCCGCCAACAACGTGCGGGCAATCTCATCCAAATCCCCCACGTCTTCCTTCTGGTAACCGATTTCTCCCTTCTCCAAATCGGTCATCGACAGTTGATCAGCGATCGTCGCCAGATCACGTCCCAGAGACGCTTCGGTCAAATCAACGTCGCTGAGAGTCTGGTTCAAGAAGTCGATTGACTCGCCGACACCCGCCGCGTCCAAGTCGATGCGTTGCTGGTCAATGCCGAGACCCGCCCGGGCCAACCCGACACGGCCCAACAAGTTGTTGGCTTCCTGCTTATCCAACCCGAGTTGCATAAGCCGCAACTCCAGTTCCTCACCGGTGATCGCCGACAAATCCATGTTGGCTGTCGCCGCCGACATGATGTTCTTCTCACGATTATCGAGAAGACGTGTACGTTCCTCCCAGTTTGTAAAATCGACAGGTTCCTGCGCCGCCGCCACCGTGGACTCATACTCGATCAGCGAACTCAAACCGGCAATGTCTTGAGTAGACACCTGCTTTGCCAAGTCCATAGCACCAGACACGATGTTCGCGCCTATTTTACCTAAAACACCCGGAGCGGCACGCTGCTGGCCGGGCGGGGAGGTCGCCCACTCGCCCGCCAGCGCTCCCGCCTCACTGCCCACGTCGAGCGCGCCCGGTAACACGCCTCTGTCACCGCCGCCCTGCGGATCGGAGTCAGCAGGCAAAGTGCCAGGCGGTGCTTCCGACTCATTCGGAGGAATCATCGGCGTGGACTCGCCCCCGAACATAAGGCTGTTACGGCCAAGGTTGCGTCTTACCATTCGCCACCCCACAACCAACCCGGCAGATGCGACTGACCAACCTGAATGAAATCTCCCTGATCAGTCCACCGACGAGTCCGATCCAACATTTCAGTCAACGAATCCATGTACAACGCACGAGCCTCCTGCCAGCGAGGATCACGGTCCTTACGCAACGCAACCATTTCGCAATACGTCGTACACAAATCTTCATAACCAGAAGGAACAGGAACGGTAGACGAATCGGCTGTACCGTCAGTCGCCAAATCAGTGGAATGCTGATAGTAGAAGACTTTCAAAACACCCACCTCGGAAGGAGTCGGATACAACACAACCTTCAACGCAGGCGGATACCCCCACATTGTGTAAAAGGTGGGGTAACCCTTCGACGTGGTTTGCGACGACCACCACACAGCGTCCATCGAGTTGAAATCCCGGTACTCCAATGGGTGCACATTCGACGACGCCGTGGGACGCCACTCAACCCTGTGTACACGCAACGTGTCAGTAGGAAGCGTGTACTCCTGCGTATCCGCAACAACTGAGATGTTTGAAGACGACTGAAGGGTTTCAGACCGGCGCGACATGTCGCGTGCAGCCTCGTTGATCCACGTACGCAACTCGGCGTCAGTCCACTGACCAGAAGTCGTTTCGTCGAGTTTGTTTCGTACGTCCGTTAGCAGCGAAGTGAGGGTAGCCATACAGCCATGTTACCAGCGTTCAGATTTGCGGTCAGCAACGAGTATAGGCGCTTGCCATACCACGCCATTGCCCGGAACTGTAATCCAAAGAGCCTGCTGCGGTGGCTCAAACCCGAAGTTCATTGTCGAGGCAAACTCGTCGAACCCTTTCGTTGAACCGTTCACAATCAACCCGTTGGAAGCCGCCTGAATCAACTGATGCCAATGACCGCAAACCATGATGTCGAACGGAGAACCCATCGCCTCATAGTTCTGCAACTTCTTGGCGCGCATTCGTAGCAGGGGCGGCCAGAGTCCACCGATCCCCTGACCGCCCCGCGCCTGATCGCCATGAGTCAACAAATACGTCGTGTCGTACACCGGAACAATCGCATCTGTCGACTCTGGTATCTGAAACGATACATGGTCGTCGTCGTTGAACATGAGAGCCAACTGATGCGCCAAAAACCAGTCGAAGTTGTCGCGTGCCCGCAGTTTCGACCGTGGCTTACGGGTCCGGCGAGAATGGTTACCGACAACGCACGGCACATGCACCTTGCCGAACTCGTCAGCCAACATGGCTATACCGGAAGCGATGTGTTCCGACCAAAACAGCAGCGACCCCAACATGGTGTCCTCGTTGGTTTCGGTTAGTTCATCGTGGATGTCCCCCGAGAAAATGTCTCCCCCGAGAAACAGCACCACACCGTCGTATTCCAACCCCGACAAATACTCGCGGGTCAACACCACTATCTTGTCGAAAAACCTTCGTAATCGCTTTACTGCTATGTTGCGGTCATAGGCGTTTACGTCGTTCATTTCCTCAGGACGCACCACCTCGTCGAAATGGCAGTCAGACAACACGACACAAATCGTGCCCACCGAATCTTTCTTTGCTCGACGCGGAGTCAACCACTTCGGAGTAGACGACAGTTTCGACTGCAAACCACGGAACACCCGTAGTTCCTTAGACAACGTAAGCAGTTCATCTTCCGCCTTAGACAACGCTGCCTTCGCAACGTCGCGTTCAGCACGGACATGTGCTACCTGAGTGGCGGTAACAAAGTCGGCTAGATCAGGCGTGGCGGCGTCTGAAGTGCTCAATCTTCGCATCCGTCGCAGCGTCGAAACCTAGGGTGTGGAGCCACCGCACAACTTTGCGGGCGCCCACATGATTCATGCTGAGAATCTGTTCCTTCACATCGTCAGGGAGTTCCGACTCCGCCCACATCGTCGTAGGACGACGATACGTGTTGGCGTACTCCTCTAACGTCTGCTGCTTAGATGCCATTCGGCACCTCCGGTTTCCACATAGCCGACCATGACTTAGCACCCACCACACCATCAACAACGAGCAGGCACGCCCGTTGAAGTCCTTTCACCGCACGCCTAGTTTTCCTGCCGAACACACCATCAGCGGTGCCACAGTTGAAATCCAAAGCATTCAACCGGTTCTGCACCACACGAACATCTTCACCCCTTGAACCCCTACGCAGCGGAGCCAACCCGATTCTGCGACCCACGTCGCTGACCGCTGCAACAATCTGCTCCCAGTCGGTTTCCGCGTACATATGTTTCGTATCCGGGTACGCCATGCACGCAAACCACTCCTTCGCGTCGCGGGGCTGGAAATGCCACCACTCGCTCCACACCGTTGGCCGCAACCCGTACCGTCTCGCAATCTCTGTCACCGACTTCTTTGAAATGCTGTTCCATTTCGTGATACGCAGGTCGACAGCGTAACAGTAACCATCCGGCTGCTCCTGATGAAACGAACCGCGGAAGTACCCGTCGGGACGCAACCAATCCGGGTTCGCTGCGAGGTTGCCTTTGCCTGCTTTATACCTTTCGTATAACCATTTCTGCGACGCATACGACCTGCACGCAGACACCACTTTGACTTTGTTGGCGATCCGGCCATCGGCAAAGAAATGGTTGAGCCGTTCCTCGAACCGAGGATGCAACAGGCTCAAGTCGACATGGCTGCCAGTTACTGGAATCATCAACCACCTATTCGCCGTGATCTGCCCACATGTCCTTACGGGACTCGACGATCATCTTAGCAGACTCATACTCATAGGCGAGGTCAACGAGGTTGCCGTTCTCGAACACACCGTAACGGGTTGATACGAGTCCGGCACCCAGCATTACAGGCAACGTCTTGATTTCGTGGTCTACTACCATGCACCAAAGGCTAACCTACGGATGCGTTTAGGCCAAGCCTCCGGCCCTCATTTCGACCAGACCGGTGATAATCACCGAAAACTTGCCGGTAGTAGACGCCTGCCCACGCAACATGTCTCCCTCCTCCAAAATCAGCGACAACGAATCCGTGATCCCCGTCGCCTTCGCCGCAAACGAATAATCGTAAAACACGGCGTTGGCAATCCCCGACGACCCACCCTTCGGAACCGAATGCAACTGGATCGTCTCCGCACCAGACGACGTGTTGCAGAAAATGAGTTGCAAAACCTCTGAACGGGCACCCGGCAGATTCGGAGACGTATACAACAACGTGTCCGACGCAGGCAGATTACCCCGGTAAAAAACTTTCCGAACCGTGTCACGCTGCGGATTCGAATACTGAATCGACGCCAAACTCTGACGCTCAGACAAACTCTGACGCTCAGACATTGCCCTGCTCCGCGTGCCACTCCAAATGGCGGTGCTGCCATTCGCGTACAGAGCGAATATCTTTACTGATTTCGGATATGTCAGTACCGATGGCGTCGAGGCGAACCTGATTCGCTGCGTGCTGCGCCGTGTTCTCACGGCGATACTTGGATGCGGCCACCGCGAAGACGCCGCTTATGAGAGCGGCGGCTACCAGTCCTGCGAAGCCGATCCATTCCATTTATTCGGCCGCTTCCTCAAGCGCCGCCAAGCGGGCATCCTCAATCACCTGATCGGGCGGGTTGAACGGCCACACAACCTCAGACACACGGGTGAACACCGATGGTAGATCCCTGAGAGCCTGCCTGTGGGTAGCCCATTCCTCAGCGGTGTGGTCACCTAAAGCAGCGTCCCCGACCTGTGTCCAGTCCGTGGAGCGCAACAGGCTGTCACGCTGGGAGCGGACCATAGTCATGTCTAGGTCAGCGGCCTCAGCCCGTGCGGCCAGTTCTGCTTCTTCGGCTGGTGTGAGGTCGTGGTAGACCCCGTTGACTACTTTTTGTCTTGGCATGATGTGCGCCTCCTAAGCGCCTGTCACGCCGTACAGCGTGAATGTTGAATACTGGACGAAATCTGCTGACGCATCCGCAGTCAGCGTGATCTGGTCAATGGCCGAAGTGTCTTGCCAAAGAGAGGCCGATACTGTCAAATACCAGTCGTTGGCAGTCGTAGATGCGGCTTCCTGCGCTGAACGGTTGATGATCTGCTTGTAGTTGTCGGTGTTGGCATAGTGCGGAATCCACACCGTTGTCGAACCAAACGTGGCCGCCGTCGCAACCGCACTTGGGCAATAAAGAAACTCAATATCACCATGCGAGGACTGTCGATGACTGTAAGGCACCGCTCCCTGTGCATACAGCAAGGTCGTTGAATAGTTGTTGCCCGTGTCGGCATTGAGAAAAGTAAGTGCATCGGCCCATCCCGGCCCTGTGGCTTTGTCGGTGCGGGCTGAGACTTTCACTAATAGGTGGTCGTAGGTGCCATCCGTCGGGATGCTGGTGACATCCCATGACGATGCTGCTGCGCCGAGTTCGGTGTGGTCGATAACAGTGAAAGCAGCCATCAGGAGGACTTCAATCCGTAGAGGGTGAACTCAGAACCACGCACGAAAGAACCGACAGGTGAACTCCACTTGATCCGATCAACCGCACCAGTCGCATCCCAAAGACCAGACAGGAAATACATATTAGGATCGGAAGCGACCCCTTCATGCGTCAGAGTGGTCGTGTTCTTGTTGGCGTTGGCATAGTCCAAGATGTCGATGATCTGCGCTCCGTAGACCGCTGCGTCCAGATTTGCGGCTGCCATCATGTGAAGTTTGATGCCCGTTTCACCCGTCCCAGATACCGCTCCCACCGTGGTGGAATAGGCGTACATTTCGTGAAAAGCGTAGTTCGCTCCTGTATCCACCGCCCCGCCTCCTGTTCCGAACTGGAGGTAGTGATACATGGTGTCTGTGGCTCTAGTACCACGACCGTTGACACGGAGTTGCAGATGCTCATACGTCGCAGGAATAGACGAGAACTCCACCGACGAAGCATCAGCCTCCAGATACGTTGTGGCAATAGCCTCGATTATCGCCATCAGGCCACCGTCACAGTCGCACTAGGAGGGGTCATCCTTGGTAGCACACCGAACAGGTCGATGCGGGTTCCCGCTAACAATGTGACACCGACACCCGTCAAGTCGATCTCCGTGATCGCAGCCTGAGACTGCCAAGTGTTGGCAAACAGTGCGACGTAACCAGCGCCATCTCTG